TTTTGTATAGATATGCCCGTTAAGTAGTTTCTGATACCAGCAGCGCCAGCAGCTATTAAAACCACGTCAGAAGTATTGGTGATACCGCCAGAAGCAGCAGCATAAGCCCAATCCAGAATTATATAGATAAATTAATCGCTTATAATCTAGCTTTGGATATGGCGAGAGAAGAAGACGATGCTTTGGCTATTCTGCTGTTAATCAATTGAGGATGAAATGAGCAATCAAAGTTTAAAACAGGCTTCAGTCCGTGGTGTAACTGGTACGACATTGACTTATAACGGAGATTGGATGGCTTTATTTGATGCGAGGGCTATACCAGCTGGTACATTTAACGAGCGTTTGCTGGGTTATATAAATGACAAGCTGCTAACGGCATATACCAACTTGCCACAAGCACAACAGGCACTCGCCACGGATCAAGGTTTTAATAACTGGGATAGTATGGGAACATTCACACCATGACAGATAGACTTAAAGCATATGGGTTAAAATCGGATGAAATCGCGCTGGTAACCAAACCCATTGCGAATTTGACTGTTCTCGAGCTTAAGCAGGGCATTGCGATTATCAGCAAATTAGACGGTATTATCGCCAAGGAAAACGCCAAGTTTAAGGCTACAAAGGGCATGAGCCGCCCGAATGTTATTAACGATACAATCGATGGCGTTTTAAACCCTGCTACTGGCAAGAGATACGACAGCAAAGCTAAATACTATGCAGACCTTAAAGCCACAGGCCATATGGTTGTGGAATCTGGTATGCATAGCGATAAAAGAGAAATTCGCGGCGATTTTGACGTTCGGAAAGAACTAAAACAAGCTGCGCAACAACACGGCCTTATTTAACCAACCAACCGAGGATAATATGACAGAAGAAAAGACTTTGAGAGAAGAGCTTGAACAAAACTTTGCAACGGCGAATGAGATTAAAGACCCAGCCGATGTGGAAGAAGTAAAAGAGGTTGTTGAGCCTGTAATTGAGACAACGGAAGCGCCTGCGCCAGTCGTAGAAACACCAGAAGTTATTGAACCAAAAATTGAGGCTCCCCAAGGCTGGAAAGCCGAGATGAAGGAGAAATGGTCAACCCTACCACCTGACGTACAGGCAGAGATTAACCGCCGCGAAAACGATATGCATAAGATGTTTACAAGCCGTGATGGTGAGTTACGCTTGGGTAAGGACATGAAAGATGTTATCCAGCCTTACATGCCAGTTATTACGGCAGAGGGCGGAAATCCAGTTGCAGCGGTTCAATCGTTGCTTAACACGGCGTATCGCTTGCGCACAGGCTCACCAGAACAAAAGGCTGGTTTGCTGCGTGAGATTGCTAAGCAATACAATATCCCTCTGGATATGGCAGCGCAAGAAACTCAAGGCCATGACGAGCTTACAGCTCTGCGCCAAGAGATGCAGCAACTTCGCCAACAAGCAGACCCAAGAGTTGTATTTGAGCAGTTGCAACAACAGCAAGAAGCTGTTAAACTGCAAAGTGAAGTTAATGCCTTCGCTGCAAATCCAGCTAACAAGCATTACGAAGCAGTTAGACCATATATGGTTTCTTTGCTTACGTCAGGCCAAGCTAAGGATTTGCAAGAGGCTTACGACACGGCTTGTTGGGCTAACCCGTCAATCCGCTCCACTATGTTAGATGCTGGTAAAGCGGCAGAAGCAGAGAAGCGCAAGACAGAGATTACCGCCAAAAAGAACGCCGCTGTTTCAATTAAGGGCAGTCCATCCTCTGTTCAAGGAAACGCCACCCCCCAAGATAGAACGCTTAGAGAAGAATTGGCCGCAAATCTTGCTGCTATTTCAGGTTCAAAAATCTAGGGGTGCGCTGTTGTATCCCTAGCTAACAATTAGGGAGTATACAGATGGCAAATCCATCCTCAACAATGACGGAGATCGTAACCACGACCCTCCGCAACCGTACTGGTAAACTAGCCGACAACGTTACAAAAAATAACGCAGCACTTAACCGTTTGAAGAAAAAAGGCAATGTTAAGCCCGTTTCTGGCGGTCGTACCATCGTTCAAGAGCTTGAATACGCAGAGAACGGTACGTTCAAACGCTATTCAGGCTATGAAACCTTGAACATCAGCCCATCGGACGTATTTACAGGCGCAGAGTTTGACTACAAACAGGCTGCTGTGGCTGTATCTATCTCTGGTTTGGAAATGCTGCAAAACAGCGGTGCAGAAGCGATTCTGGACTTGCTGGAAAGCCGTATTAAGAACGCAGAACGTACATTGGTAAATAACATTGCCGCTGACGTTTATTCGGATGGTACTGCTGATGGCGGTAAACAAATCGGCGGTCTTCAATTGCTGGTTGATAGCACCCCTGCTACGGGTACTGTTGGCGGTATTGACGCTTCGACAACCATCGGTACATTCTGGAGAAATATCTCTTCTACGGGTACAACCGCAACCGCAGCTAACATTCAATCTTTGATGAATACGCTCGCATTGCAGTTGGTTCGTGGTACAGATCGTACTGACTTGATCTTGGCTGGTTCAAACAAATACAACTTCTACCTGCAATCGCTGCAAGCAATTCAGCGCATTACCTCTGAAGATATGGCTGGCGCAGGTTTCACCTCGCTGAAATACTTCGGTCACGGTGGCGCGGCTGACGTTGTTCTTGATGGTGGTGTTGGTGGTGCTTGCCCAACGGATTCGATGTTCTTCCTCAATACGGATTACATCTTCTTCCGTCCTCACGTTGATCGTAACTTCTCGGTTCTTGGCGATGATCGTTATGCCACCAACCAAGATGCTATGGTTAAACTGATTGGCTTCGCTGGTAACATGACTGTTTCCAACCGTAGCTTGCAGGGAGTTTTGACCAATTAATGGTCAGACTTAACTAATTTCCTTAAGGAGAAAACACTATGGCTTATACTTTTATTGACGACCAAATCGGCCTACAAGCAATTGCAGTAACCGATACAGTCCAAAACCACAAACTTGGCCTTATCGCTCGTGCGGAAGACCCAACCCTTGGCGCAGGTGAATTCGTTTACCTCAAGGGCTTGGCGGCAACCGCAATTGGTAGCTGGGTTACCTACAGCTTGTCTGACGGTACAACCGCTTTGCTGGCTGCTAACGCTATTGACCCTGTTGCGGTGGCAATGTCTGCCAACGTAGCAAATCAATATGGTTGGTATCAAATCACAGGTAAAGCTGTTGGTTTGGCTCTGACTGGCTTCGTTGACAACGCAAACGTTTATGCAACAGCTACGGCTGGCAGCGTGGATGATGCCGTTGTGGCGGGCGACCGTGTTAAACTGGCAAAAGGCGCTTCGGCAGTTGGTACACCTTCGGCTGGCTTGGCTTACTTTGAGATCGAACGTCCATTTATGGATGATGGTCTCGCAGCGTAATCTGTAAGGTTGGTTACAGAGGAAGATGGGGCTTTAAAACGCCCCATCTTTTCTGTATACTAGGCGTACTAACCAACCAAGGAGAATTACATGTTTGCAGAAGAAAAAGTGATTAAACAGGGCAATAACTACCACGTTCAATATGGTAGCGATGAAGGCCTTTATGTTGAATTTTCGATTGAAGCTATCCAAAATCAAGCGCGTTCCGATGAAGAAGGCCGTCCTATTTTTGAGGATAAAGAATACATCACAATTCGTATTGCTGGCGATAACAAAACAGTCCGTAAACGCCCTGTATTGACCAAATGGGAAGGTAACACCCCGCCTGATACAGAACGCTGGCCTAGGCAGTATCAAGCATTTAAAAACCAGCAAAGCCAAGCTATTGACGGTACGCCTATTACAGAATGGGCAGCAATTACAAAATCAGACGCAATGTCTATGAAAGCCCTTAACATTCATACCGTTGAGCAACTGGCTGCTCTGGGTGAGAACAATATGCAATGGCTTGGTGCACGGGTTATGCGTGACAAGGCTAAAGCGTTTCTTGAACAAGGTAAAAGCGGTGCTGTATCGAGCAAGTTGATTGCCGAAAACGAGCAATTGAAAGCCGATATGGAAGCATTGAAAAACCAAATGGCTGCGCTGATTGACGCAAAGCCAGAACTAGCGCTTAAACGTAAAGCTGGCAGACCAGCGAAAGAGGTAAAGAATGGCGAGGAGCTTACTTGAGCTAATTCAGGCGGCAGCCGATGAAATCGGTATTCCACAACCAGCTTCCTTGGTTGGTCAGGTAGATGATCAGTCACGACAACTCCTTTCCCTTGCAAATCGTGAGGGGAAGGATTTTTCTGTCATGGCAAATAGCCGTGGTGGTTGGCAGAACTTACACAAGGAATATACGTTCACAACGGTGAGCGGTACAGATAACTATGCCCTTCCAAGTGATTTTGAATATTTCGTTCAAAGAACTTTCTGGGATGGAAATATGTTGTGGGAATTAGTCGGCCCCATATCGGCGCAAGAAAAACAAATCCTAAGATACGGCTCTGTTACGAGTGGGCCCCGCCGTAAGTTCTACGTTCTTCAAAACCGCCTTTATTTGCAGCCAGAACCAGCCACAACTGGTGACGTTATCGCCTATGATTATTATTCTAACGCTTGGTGTATGTCCGTTGGTGGTGTAGATCAAACTCGTTGGGCGGCTGATACAGACGTTTATAAACTAGATGAGGATTGTTTCATCCAAGGTATTAAATGGCGTTTCCTTCGTGCCAAAGGATTAGATTATGGCGAGGAGAAACTTGCATACGACACCGATTGCATGCGTGTGCTTGCCCGTGATGGCGGCGCAAGAGACTTGGCTTTGATTAGAACCAAGGGTATTCCATTTATTACCATGGGCAACGTCGCTGATACTGGGTACGGTGTATAATGGTAGTTGCAAACCCCAGAACCTCTAAAAGGCAAATTTCACGTACTGCTTCAATCGCCGCCCCTACGGGTGGATTAAATGCCCGTGACGCAATCGCAAGAATGCCTGAAACGGACGCTGTTATCATGGATAACTGGTTTCCGTCCACTTCAAGCGTGGATATTCGCAATGGCTATCAATCACACGCTACGGGAATTACTGGCGCGGTTGAAACACTCATGTCTTATAATTACGGCGCAACAAAGGAATTATGGGCGATTGTTGATGGAGAGATTATTGATGTAACTAATTCTGGAGCGGTTGGTGCGGCAGCGGTTACAGGACTAACAAATTCACGGTTTGAATATATCTTAATGGGAACGGCTGGCGGCAATTATTTAATGGCTGTAAATGGCAGCGACCCGCTTCAAAGTTACGATGGAACAACATGGACGGAAATTGATGCTACTGGGCCACCCCCTAATATAACTGGTGTTGATACGGCAGATATAGCGCATATTAATAATTTCAAAAATCGCGTTTGGCTGATAGAAAGAGACACATTGAGGGCTTGGTATCTTCCAGTTGCTTCAATCGCTGGCGTTGCTAACTCACTTGATTTTTCTGGCATATTTAAGTTGGGCGGCTATCTCATGGCCATGACTAACTGGACAATCGATAACGCAGCAGGCATTGACGACTACGCAGCATTTATTAGCTCAGAAGGTGAAGTAGCTATCTATCAGGGCACAGATCCATCAACCGCAGCCACATGGGCGTTGAAGGGTACGTTCCGAGTGGGTAGACCTATCGGGAGACGTTGCGCGATTAAAGCTGGTGCAGACGTTCTTATCTTGACGACTGATGGTGCTTTCCCGCTTTCAAAGTCACTTTTGACAGATAGATCACAATTACAAGAAGCCGTTACCGACAAAATCACTAATCTGATTACATCGGATATTCGCTCGTATAATACTAATTTCGGTTGGCAGCCTATTATTCACCCAACTGGAAATAAGATGATTATCAATGTACCATCGGTTGAAACGGCGGTATCTCATCAATACGTTATGAACACAATCACAGGCGCGTGGTGTAGATTTACGGGCTGGAACTCATACTGCTGGGAAACTTTGGGGGATAACCTCTATTTTGGTGGCACAAATGGGGTTTTCCAAGCTGACACAGAAACAGATGACGATGGCTCTGAAATTGTCGCAGAGGTACAACAGGCTTACAGCTATTTCGGAGACAATACAGGGATTAAACACTTCAAACTGGCGAGATGTATTTTCCTAGCTGACGGAGATATTACTCCAGCCATTAAAATGAACGTGGATTACGCCAACCTAACTCCAAACGGTTCACCGTCTTACGGTACTTCTGGAGGTTCGGAATGGGATATTGCGCCGTGGGATACGTCAGATTGGGAATCTGGAAACATTATCATTAAAAAATGGCAGGGTGTTTCTGGTATCGGTTATTCAGGAGGTATCGCTGTGAACGCAAGCACAACGGGTATTAGTGTTCGCTGGCAATCAACTGATATTGTTTACGAGCGTGGCGGGGTTCTGTGACGCTTGTTTACGGTGCTGATGATGAAATATCCGAATGGGTTTCAATGGGTATTTTGGGAGTCGGTGGACGCTTTAAATCAGCAAAGACTATAGGTGTTGTCCGTGAAGGTATTTTAATCGCTGGTGTTGTTTATCATGAAATGTCGGAGAGATTAGACGGAACTCCATATATGATTGAAATGTCCATTCACAGTATTGACAAAAGATGGGCTAATAGGCATACTTTAAGAGCGATATTTGCATACCCCTTCATCCAATTACGATTGGAAAGAGTGCATATATTTACTAGCGTTTTAAACGAAGGGGTCAATTCATTGGTATCAAGATTAGGATATATTAAAGAAGGCGAACACAGGATGGCTTATCCTGATGGTTCAGATGCCTTTTCCTATGGGATGCTAAAATCACAATGTAGGTGGATATAATGGGTAAAAAAGGTGGCGGCTCTGCCCCAGCGGCTCCAGATCCCGTAAAAACGGCACAAGCGCAAACAGCGACTAATAAAGAAACTGCACTTTGGAACGCTGTATTAAACAACGTCAATCAAATCACGCCTTACGGCACTTTGAATTACACCCAAACTGGCGGCGGTAAAAAATACGATGACGCTGGTTACACAGCGGCGCAAACAGCTTACGCAACCAAGCAAGCTGAATTGCAAGACATAATTAATAAAGGCGGCAGTCAGGGCTCTGTTAACTCTGCCAAAGCAAATTTAAATATGCTTAAAGCTCCGACCAAAAATGATTACCTTCTTTCCGACATGCCGCCCACATTTACGTCTGAAATCAAATTAAGCCCAGAACAACAGGCTTTGTACGATACCCAGACAAGATCAGACAACGCCCTTGCATCATTGGGTGAGGGTCAAATTGGGCGTATTACAGATTCGGTTTCTACGCCGTTTAGTTATTCTGGTATCGCTGATGGTTTCACGGAAGCCGACACAGCAGCAGCTTCACAGCGTGGTGAGCAAGCTATTCTTTCACGCCTTGACCCACGTTTCGCACAAGATGAGGAGTCGCTCCGTACCCGCCTTATTAACCAAGGCATTGGTCAGGGTTCGGAAGCATATCGCCGTGAGATGGAGCAGTTTAACCAAACTAAAAACGATGCTCGAAATCAGGCGATTATTCAGGGCGCGAATTACGGCGGTACGCTTCAACAACAAGCACTTGAGCGACGCAATCAGGGCATTAACGAATATACGACACAGCGCAACGCGCCACTTAACGAGTATATCGGCCTTACGTCTGGTTCACAGGTTCAAAACCCTACGTTTAATGATACGAATTATCAAGGCGCTCAATCTGTTGATTACGCTGGTTTAGTTAATAACCAATATCAACAGCAATTAGCGCAGTACAATGCTAATCAGGCTGGAAGCAACAGCCTTATGGGCGGCTTGTTCAGCCTTGGTGGTTCAGTCGCTAGCGGCGGTTTCTCTGGATTGTTTAAATAGATTAGGATGGTTTAATTATGGCAGACGTTTCATTCTTCGCCCCAGATAAAGAAGCTGATATTAAACGCCGCCGCCGTATGGCTGACGCGATGATGAAAGCTGGCGAGCAAGATAAAGGTTCTGAAGTCGTTTCTGGTATTGTTGTAAAGAAGTCACCGCTTGAGGGTTTAGCGAAAGCTCTACAAATGGGCATTGGCGGTTATCAAGCTGGACAAGCTGACAGAGAAGAAGCTGGTATTTCCAAAGCACGTCAAGAAGCCATGGCTAAGGCTTTACAGGCGTATCAATCAAATCCAAATGAAGCCATTGGTATGCTTTCAAATGGCGATCCAGCGATGCAAGAACTTGCTATGAAGATGGGTATGGATGAACGCCAAGCGCGTCAGCAAATGGATATGTATCGCCAAAAAGCAGCGATTGATGCCGCTAATCAAAAGCCAAGTGAATTTCAAATGTATTCGCAAATGTCTCCTGAGCAGCAAATGGCATACCAGCAATTTAAAGGCCGTGGCGTTTCTGGTGGCGGGATTACTACGGTTGACCCAGATACGGGCGAAGTTATCCAGAATTACAGCGATAAACCCTTGCCAGTTGGCGCGCTTAAAATGCAGAATGAGGGTCTTGATGCTGTTGCGGCTGCTTCTGGAACTTCGGAACTTGCTAAAGCGTTACAAGCACAAGCGGATACAGGACAGTTAAAACTCGGCCCAGTAAGCAACATGATCAACGCTGGCCGCAATGCTGTTGGTCTTTCAAACCCTGAGAGTATTGCTTACGGTACAATGGGAACATCACTTGAAAAGCTCCGTAATGATACTTTACGCCTTAACAAGGGTGTACAAACAGAGGGTGATGCTGTTCGTGCAATGAATGAAGTTATCGCAAGCAAGAATGACCCTAAATTGTTCTCTGCTGCAATGCAAAAACTTGATGCGGTAAATCAACGTGCGCAAGAATTGCAGAAATTGCAAGTTAACACAATTCGCAATAACTATAATGCCCAGCCATATAACTTTGAGCAAATGAACGCATTACCCAGCCCCATTCCACAGGCACAAAATGCTGGTCAAATGCAACAGCCTAACCAAATGCCCCCCACTAACGCGCCACAAATCCCACAAGGTGCAAAACAGGCCGCTGATGGTAAATATTATATTCCAGACCCTAATCGTGCTGGCAAATTCCTTATGGTGCAGTAATGGCTAATTTAGTACCAGTTGACTATGATCCATTCGCGCCGCAACAGACTGCGCCACAACAACCAGCGCAATCTGGTCTTGTTCCTGTTGATTACGACCCGTTTGCACAGCCAGAGAATAAAAGAAGTTTTGGCAAGGATATTGGTCGGCAAGTCGGCCTTGCGGCTAGATATATTCCAGAAGGTTTAGCGAATACCGCTGGTCTGGTCACTAATCCAATTACCGCAGCCATGCAAAACGCTGGAATGAATGTTGAGCCTGTGCCAAAGGCCGTAAGCCGATTGTTAGATAAGATGGGGCTACCTAAGCCAGAAACAGCAACCGAACGTGTAGTGGGTGATATTTCACGCGCCGTTAGTGGTACGGGTGGCGTTATCGGTACTGGTCAAAAGATGGCTGGCATGGTTGGTCAGCAATTAGCAGCCGCCCCAATTAGCCAAGTGGGCGCGGCTTCTGGTTCAGCTGCTGCTGGTGGTACGGCTAGAGAGATGGGAGCAAGTGAGCCTGTCCAACTCGCTGCAAACCTATTGGGCGGTGTAGTAGGTGGCAAGGCTGGTTCTTCTATCGGTGCTAAAACAGGCATAGAAACGGCAGTTAATAACGCTGCACCAGCGCGTAAAACAGCGCAGGATTTACGTTCTGAAGCGGGTAAAATTTACCAAGAAGCGGCAGATAAAGGCGGTACTTTAAAGCCAGAAACAACAAACAAGTTTCTTGATGGTATCTCCTCTATGCAGCCGCAAACCCAAGCTGGTCAAATGCTTGCTGGCGAAGATCCCTTTACCAAGGTTGCGGGTAATTTATCGCAATTGCGCGGTAGACCGTTAAGCCTTGCTGAAGCGCAAGAAATTGACGAATATCTGACAAATTCAATCGATACCCTTACAGAATTTGGTAAGCCCACGAAACAAGGCTTAAAATTGATGAACGTGCAAAGAAATTTGCGTGATATTATCAATAATGCGACACCTGACGATGTTACGGATACTGCACAAGGATTTGAGGCATTAAAAAAAGGCAGAGAAATTTGGGCAAAATCTGCTAGACTGCGTGATGTTGAAGCCATAATGCAAAAAGCCGAAAATATGGAGCAACCCGCAACCGCGATTAAATCTGGTTTCAGGGCTTTATATAACAACCCAAACAAAATGCGTGGATATACAGATGCAGAACGAAAAGCAATCAAAGCAGCCACACAAACAGGAATCGGAACAGACGCGCTTCGGTTACTTGGAAGTGGCCTTGTTCCTATTGGTGCTGGCATTGCTGGAACGGCTGTAACTGGCCCAATTGGCGGTGCTTCTGCTGGGTTATTCGGCTTGGCTGCGCAAACAGCTGGTAAAAAGCTCGCCACAAAATCACAAATGACAAAAGCTGAAAAAGTAGCTGAATTGATTGCTGGCGGTGCTTTGCAAAAACCACTTACGCAAATCGATCAGCAGAAACTTGGCAGATATTTAGGAACTATTATCGGTTCGCAACAAGGAGAATAATTATGGCTTTCAACGGTAGTGGTGCGTTTGTCAGATTATATTCGTGGGCGGCAGACGCAGCAGCAGCGATTAAAATCCGCGCAGACAGAATGGATAACGAGTTTAACGGTATCGCAACGGGTTTATCAACGTGCCTTACTAAAGATGGGCAAACCACACCAACGGATAACTTGCCAATGGGCGGGTATAAACATCAAAACATCGCAAACGGCGCATCAAGAACGGAGTACCCATCATTGGGTCAGGTTCAGGATGGAAATATTAACTGGGTTGATGGTGGCGGTACGGCTGACGCTATCACAGCATCTTATACCATTCCAATTACCGTTCTTGTTGATGGTCAGGTTTGTTGGGTTCGTGCTACTGCTGCGAATGCGACAACTACACCGACATTTTCACCAAGTGGATTAACGGCTAGAACAATCGTAAAGAACGGTGGTGCTGCACTTGTCGCTGGCGAAATCTCTGGAGATGGTCACCAATTAATTTTACGTTATGATTTGCCAAACACGCGATGGGAGCTTCTTAATCCAAAAAACGGCTTTACAGCGTCCAGCACAGATACTCTGACAAATAAGACTATCGACAACACAAACACTATTGCCGTAAAAGACACCCTACTCTCAATTCAAGACGATGGTGACGCAACAAAGCTATTTAAGTTTGAGTTGTCAGCTCAAACAACTGGAACGACTGTTACAATGACCCCGCCAAATGCTAGCTTTACGGCGGTCGGTACGGCAACAACACAGACACTCACAAACAAAACTCTCGGCTCTGGAACGGTTTTCCCTGCTGGAATGACAATACAGCGTAGAATAGTTACATATACCGCAAACGCGACGTTAGCAGCCACTATTGCGCTTGACGACACTATCCCTCAAAATACTGAAGGTACACAGATTTTAACGGATAGTATTACTGCGTCTAAGTCAACGAATATCTTTAGGGTGACGTTTATGGGTTGGGGTACAAATAGCAATGGTGGTACTGGTAACACAATTGCTCTTTTCCTTGATTCTGGGGCAAGCGCCGTACAGGTGTCATCATGCGTATCTGGCGCGGCATCGCAAGGCCTAACGTTTATGTTGCAATATGAGGTTGTTGCTGGAGACTTGGCGTCTCATACGTTTAACGTCCGTGGAGGTTGCAGTGGTAGCACCTTTAGATTAAATGGTAACGCAGTTGGTAGATACTATGGAGGCGCAGCTGCGACAACAATGATTATTGAGGAGATTGCAACGTGATTTTAAAGCAAAAATACGACAACGGAGCAGAAAGAACATACACAATCGTTTCTGTAGAGGTTTTAGAAAACGACTGTGCAACTGTCGAAACTAAAGAAAGCGGCCAGATTATCGTATCTCTAAATGATACACCTGATTTGTGGCAACAACTTATTAACTTAGGAATGGTATAAAAAATGAAATACAAACTATTATCTATCGCAATCGCTTTGACTATGATTTTCTCGTCAATGCCGGCACATGCCATTAATATTCAAAATGCTATAGATTTTGTCTGCAAAAGTTCAGGCGGATTTGCTCTTTATCGAGCGTGTGGATACACCATCACAGGAAACATTTCTGCTGGTGATCAATATGCTTTTGATAACTATATTACATGGACAGACCCAGAAGTTTCAAAGCCAGATTTTTCAATGTTAATGTTTTATGAAGCCCAAGTAGACAACTGGCATAATAATGTTGGTGTTGTTTTAGATGGCTTTGCAGCGGTCAAATCAGACGTAGACACACTCAAAACAGATGTTGATTCCATACAGGAAGAGATGGATGAAAAGACAGTTGTTTACCTTGGTTCAACTTTGAAATCAAACGCCAAGGCGGTTCTTAAGAATGTTACAATCTCAAGTGGTGTCGGCGTTGTGTATCTTACTTCAGATGGAACAATCGGCGGCGCAGCTCTTTGTACTACCGTTTACGACGATAGCATCAACCTGTTTATTAACGATGCAACAACGGCTTATCAAATGTCATACGAGCTAACAAATAGCAACAAGACATTTACGGTAACTGCCAACAAATTGACCACGGCAAACATTACCACGGGCGTGTTAGGACAAGACCAAGCAAACGGTGCAAACGTGCGCATCCAACTGATGTGCGAATAGTTAAAATATCGCGGCAACTACTATTTATAAGTAGTTGCCGCGATATTATTCAGGAAATTAATGACCACCATAGAATTTAACCCAGATGGCAGCGGTATTCTTTCCACCCTTGTGGATGGCTCACATTGGGAACGTACACCTTTTATTGATACAGATGATCTTGAAATTATTGCTTTTCGCATGGGTCTTTTGATACAATCAAACAAAGGGGATAACCATGGACAACCAAGCCTTTAAACTACTGACTGACAAG